CTGCTCAACGTCTTTGATTTGACGAATGGCAATCGCATCTTCAAGGTCAATCTCTTTTTGTCCAAGTGCAATTTGAATGTTTTGTTCAAGGTATTGTTTGTCTGTATCGTTCATCTCGGTTACAACCATGACCCCAAAGTTATACATAGCCAGATTATCAAATGAACTTAGAACAGCCATGTTAGTTTCGCCAACCGCGTTCGTATAAACTTTGTAAAGGATACTCTCTGGCGGAATAACCTGTAGACAGCGTACAATATCATCACATACTTTTTTGTACAGAACCATAGCGGCATTCGTAATATCGAATATCGCATTGTTCCCCGCAGCCATCGCCATTTGGTTTACACCTACCAGCGCCTCTCCTTTTGGCGTAGAGCCATCCATCACCTCGTTAATACCTGTGGCATCTCTAATCATTCCGAGGTAGTGATTGTATAGCGCTACCAGTTCTTGAATGTTTCGGATACGGTTTCCAATTTCTCGAACAGGTGGGTTTTGGAATCCTCCTTCTGGATTCTTGCTACGGTAATAGAACACACCAGTCTGTTCGTAGATGTCTTGGATTTCTAATGGCTGTAGTTCTCCACCACGTCCAAGTTGTACGTTCTCTAATCCCTCAATGTCAATAATCAGCCCATCTGGTTTTGCTTTAGCAATAGACTGTTGAAGTTTTAAGTGTGTGATCTGGAGCATGTCGGCAAATCCGATAACAGAGGATACCATTGACTTAGGTATCATTCCACGGATGTTAGTCGCGACAATGCTGTATGACAAACGCGCACGTGAGATATCGTGTACGTTTTTAGGAATATTCTTTTTAGGCCCGTAGTCGAAGATGTGCTCTGTGCCTGTGATGTATGAACCACCATACACGGTTGCGTTTTTCATGTACACTGCCTCTCTGTTGTACACAGATTGTTGAGGTGCATTGTACTCATTGCCCTTGTAGTAGAAACCAATGTTGCCATATGCTGACTCCTTCTTCTCGTAGATAATGTCGTCAACAGACATGTACTCAAAGTCCAAGACTTCAATCTTATACTCATCGTATCCTTGACGGTATCTGGTTCCTGGTCTGTCGTAAGTATACCCAGTAGTAGAGAATTGCGTAGGGTTATTGCCATACTTGTTCATTACCGTCTTAGCAATCTCCTCATACTGCGCTTCAGTAAACTGATTTCCAGCAATACGCTTCAAGTCCATAATGGTAATGTACTTAAAGTGTCCGGCGTAAGTTAGTTCCGTGAAGTTTGGGTCATCCGTATAATTATGGATAAACTTCTTCGGGTCTACATACTCTTCCTTGATTCCATAATTAGGGTCATTGCTACGCTTAGCAACACCCATACCAAGAGTAGTTAGGTCTTCGACACAACGACGATAGATGGATTGGTTAAAGTCATTCCACTTCAACGTCATCTCGGTAGCAATCTGCGCAGAGATTTCTGCGTCCGTCTTAATGTTAGTGTCTAAGAATATCTCAGTCTCCTCTGGAGTCTCTGGAAGTTGTGATGGGTCTTGCTTTACATTGAGGCCAAGAGACTTAGCCTCTTCAATCATTTCACGATTCTCAATACGTAATACAGTAGCATTCTTTTTCTTGTCCTTCTCTGTTTTAGAGAGTGGGTCAATAGCCTCAATCTGTGGATATGGTTCTTTGGACAGAATCTTGTTTACAACAATCTTTACAAACTTAGGAACGATGGGCACTGGCGTGTAGTCCAGTGTCATTAGTGTTCCGTCCCCATTGTTGTTTTCAAGAGAGTTTAATATTTGTCTATAGATTGATGTGTCCTGCGTTCCTTGTGCGTAATCTCTACAGCGCTCGAATTCGCTGTTTCTTCTCCCATACAGAGAGTTCTGATAGTCACTACCAATCCATTGAGCAAACATGGCCTTCGCATACGATAAGCCATATTCTTTAGACATCTTCTCCTGTACCGGTGCTAATGGATCAGGAAAGGATGACTGTCCGTTTTTGTATTCGTTGTCCATACTCAAGATTGCTACTCATGCAAATATACCTCTTATTATCTTCGTATAATTATCTGACCTTTACGGAAGAACTGCTTGCCGTTGAAATCACTTTTTGGTTTTTCTGGCTTATGTCCTTGCGCTGCAAGAAGTGCTAATCCACTGGATATGGAAAGGTCATACTTTGTACGATCGTCTATCTTAAAATTAATCCAATCCTCAAGAGTTCTTTCAAAGTACATCTTGCCAAACTCAAGCGTCTCTTCATTAAGACCTACGTGTGCATGTATGTATGATTCAATGGCCTGTGCATGTGCTTGGATAACGTCTTGTGAATTAGAAGGTATGCCCTTTGTCTTTGTCTTGCTGCCGTAACTTGATGTAAGATGAGCAGGTCTGTCTAACAGGAAGTGGTCGTAACCCCTTGATTCAAAGTACCTTGCGATTCCGTATTTGTTGTTCTCAATCAACACGGGGTAGCCGTAGAACTTAGCGGCCATCAATATGTCTTCATAGAATATCTTGGCTAAAGGAGGGCGTGACGCATACTCTGCTACAAACATATTTGAGGGATACGTCATGTTAAATTTGTTAAAGAAATGACACGCACCCTTAGAGCCCCTCCCGTCTACAGTGGCGTCAATATCATAACTATCGACACCAGCACAACCCAGCCAGTTGTTCTCTGGCTTGGTCTTGTTTCTTAAATCTACCGGAGGCATCCATGCTACTCGCCATCTTCCGTTAGGATCTGGACTAAACACAACCTCGCTGTCTTGTACTCCGTTTGCCCAGTTGAAGTTTCCTACAACAATCGGTGATGGAAACAGGTCTTGATTGTACTCAACCTGCTCGTATATCTTTTGGACATTGAACAAAGATGCCTTAGCGCTATCCCTAAATGCCTCAGCCTCAGTGAAAGGGAACTGTCTAATTACCTCATTGAGTTCGTAAGAATCTCCTGCCAGTCCTTTTCTTTCGTTCTTCAAGTAGGTCTTTGCACCTATGCTTATATACTCACCCTCAAGTCCTATGATTGGTTTCTCTGGGTCGTCTATTACAGGCATGCCATAGATATCAAAGAACCCTTCTAATGCGTCGTACGCTGGTATAAAGCAGCCGTATAAGCCTGTCTTCGTTCTTCCGTTTGCGTTTCTCTCATTGACATCACTCGAGTAATACATCTCTCGATATTGAGTACCTCCTCTGTCCAGTGGGTTTACTGTACTGCCCACCAGTGCTTTGCCCACAATCTTTCTACCTACCAGCAAACAAGTGCGCTGTATCCTCCAGGCTTCTCGTATATCATTACCTTTTTCCCATTTACCTGCCTCATCCAAATACAAGACGTGGAGTTTCTCCCCATCGTATGCGTTGTTAGTGGTATTCTTCCAGTTAATAATTGTGTTAAGTGCTTCTCCTCTGGAAGAAGTTTTGTTCTTCTTGGTAATGCGCTTTGAAGGCTCTCTAAAAGCGAGTTCCATCCTTGGGTTGGTAGTACCATCTTGAATAGGCTTAAAAAAGAAGGGCAGTGATTTATACATCGGCACCACCTTCTTCATGAATATATTTTCCTGCGCATCTGATCCTGTCTTAGACATGATGCCCAGCAGTTTCTCTTTAACCTGTGTGCCCTCATTTACCAGTATGGCTGCAGACATATTCGTGTATCCAGATCGACGACACTTTACATATATCTGCCCTATACAGCGGGGGTCTGCTACACAGGCTTCAAGGTGTACGAATAGTTCCCTCTGAAAGTCGAGGTACGATGGGTATCCGATATCAATCTTACACCACTGTAGGAAAAAGTAGTGGTTTCCTGTGATGTAGGTAGGCACCCCGTTGTTGTAGAACCATACTCCATTTCTTCTTCTTTTATATTCTTGGCTAATGTATGGGGTGTGCTTCTTTCGGAATGCTTCTGGCATTTCCATCCACTCCTCCATAGAACGTATCCTTCTGAGTTCCTGTGGTAGTTCTTCTCTTACCCAGCGTTGCTCTTCCTTGGGTTTGTCGTAGAACAGTATGTCCTTCTCGGCAGGCTTCTTTGGGAATTGTATAGGTAAGTCAAAGTATACACTGACTTCTCCTTTGGTTTTATCAGCGCATATATTGACTACTACTTCATCTTCTATTTGCACAAGTCCCGCCATTTTACTATCTTAACACTAAATTAACACCAGGACTATGAAGAAACTATTTCTATTCGTAGTGGTGTGTACACTAACATCATGCGCAAGTAGCGCAGGTACAGCGGGTCAAACCTGTGTCTTTGAAGACTGTGATATCTCCGCCGTACACTCACACACTACATACTGGGCTACGTACTAATAATCCCAGTAAATGAAGACTTGACTACTTGGAGTATTGCTCTGCGAATCCTCCGGAGTAGTCTCGTTCTTCTTTGATTTCTCCATCTTGCTTAAGTCCTTTAATGAGTTGTTCAAGCCTTTCTCTTTCAACTATTAGTTCTTTTGCATCGACCGCTGTTTGCTTTATTGATTGCAACTCCGCTTTTCTCTGGGAGCCACTGAGTTCTTGATCCACGGGCTTCTGTATCTCGTTAATCATGTTCTCTATCGCAATCTGCATCGCTTGCATTAAGCGCTCTGCGGTATCAATATTGTTATACTTCTTCGACCTTCCCATGAATTGATTTCAAAAAAGTTCTGTATAGTCTCTCACCGTCCACTTCCATCTCGTAATCAGCATTCTTTCTGATTAGCACCTTATCCCCTGGTTTAAGCCCAAGTTCCTCCAACTTAGGTGAAGACCATTTAACATAGCCAAACTTCTCTGATGGCTCTTCCTTTTTTGGAAGAAGGTATATCACATGGTCTCCAAATTCATATTCCTCTTCTTCTGGTTCCTCCTGCTCCTCTGGCACAAGAAAAATCCAATCACTAAGTAACCGAATCTCTCCGGTTCTTTTGCTCTTGAACGCATATGCTTGGGTAGATATAGGGTCGAGATTACCGTCGTAGTATACGACATAGATATCGTCGTCTGGGTCAATGAACTGACCGCGCTTCTTTGTTTCTTCTAACTGAGGTGTCTCGTCAGACATCTGAAGGTGATTACCCCCGAGCACCACATGGTGATGGAAGTACATAGTGTCTCCTACTTCTACCTCTGTTTCGTATTTTAGGGGAGTAGCGACAACTTCTCCGTCCATGGTTCTGTGATTGAACTCATCAAACTTAGTGTCCAGATACATGGTTTCACCATTTACTTCTATGGTGTTCTTGGTCACGTTAGGAACTCTAACTAAAAAGTGTCTGAGCGATTTCATTCTGCTTTGAGTTTCCCTGTAGGTTTAGTGTCCCACAAGTTAATAGCAATAGCAGAGCGCAGCCCTTTAGACACGTTAGTAACACGGTGGTGAACTCCACCTGCGTCAAAGATAATCAGCCTGTTATACTTGGCTTCGATTCTCTCTGGTTTCTGATCAGATCCTTTTGAGAATATTTCCAAGTACCCTCCCTCTATATCCATATCGACAGGGTAAAACACTGTTCCAATGATAGGGCTTGACAATTCACCTGTCTTTTTCCAAAGCGCTTCGTCTTTATCCAAGTGCATATTGAGGTTGTCTGAACCTGCTTCTGGACCAAACTGTCCAGTCCAGTATTCAAATCCATCTAATCCCACACGATGATACGGAGAGTGGTCTCTCCATATGTATGCGATTAGTCTTTTCTTAAGTGAGTCTGCTGGTGTATTCCACCATCCGTCCCACCAGTAGTAGTTGCCGTTGTCGGCAAAGAATTCTTTCTTGCTATACTCTATCTCCATTAGGAGATTCGTATCCTTTACGAAGTCGTCAATTATAATCATTTGAAGTCACAATCATGTTCAATTAATACTGGCATATCATCTATAGTCTTCCAGAGCATGGTGCCATCCTCTTGGTTGTAGATGTATACAAGATAACGACGAATTCCGTGTTTCACAAAAC